GAATAAGATTTGGATAATAGTTTTGTGTAAAGTTTACTAGTTCCTGTCTTAATCCCGCGAAATCCCTTACCGCGTATGATATTTGTTTTCCCATATTATATGTTTATTATTACAAAATCTGAGGATGTAAATGCCCCATTATTTACTGTATAATTTATTTTTACTGTTGCAGTGTATGGCGCATCTGATAATGAACCTACTCTAAATAATCTTGCATCTTCGTTTGTTCCTGAAGTTTGTATATTATAAGTTGGATCATTATCCGCATTTTGAATATCAATTGATTGTATATCCAAGTTAGGTAAATAAGTTTTAACAGCATTTCTTATATCGGACTCAATTAAATCAAAACTAACAGCATCATTTTGTTCAAAAACATATGTGTATATTCTTGTACCGAAATCAGGTAAAAAATATCTACTACCTTTTTCAGTTAAAATTAAATGTAATAAATTCGCTCTAATTTCTTCAGCTGAAGAAGTTGTCATTGCAAGATATTGTCCTGTACTACTATCTTGAAATGGAAAATTAATACCATATGTGGATGTTAAATCGACTGCCATATCAAATAAATATAGAGAATATAAAAATGATTATGTACCTTTTGTATATATAAAAAAAGGTTAGAACGTTAATTCTAACCTTTTAAATACAATATATTATTTTTTAGTTATTAATACCCTCGTTAATCACTTTAATATAAGTTGATTTAGGAGAAAGACCCGAAAGTCTTTGTATTTCTTTACCATCTTTTAATAATACTACTGTAGGTACTGTTCTAACTCCAAAATTAGTGGCTAATTCATAATCCGAATCAACGTCGTGTTCACTGAATAAAACATTAGGAAATTGAGATTTTACCTCATTTATTATAGGGGCCAAAGCTTTACAGGGGCCACACCAACTTGCTGAAAATTTTTTTACTTCTAACATTTTTTCGTTTTTATTATAAATATTATGCTTCACAGCTAACACAATCCGGATTCATAGCTTGTGCTGCAATATCACCTCTTAATACCGATTCGGTTCTCATATAATAAAGTGTTTTAACACCTTGTTTCCAAGCTTCCAAGTGAACTTGATTAATCCATTTAGGGTCTGCTATAGCAGGGAACGCCAAATTTAATGAAACCGCTTGGTCAATATACTGTTGTCTAATACCAGCTTGTCTAACTAAATCTAATTGATTAATTTCTTTAAATGTTTTGAATACATCTTTGATAGAAACAATTTTAAATTTATTGTCTTCAGATACTTCTTTGATTTCAACAACTTTAGAATCTATAAAACACCATTCATCTAAAAAATCTAATCCGAATACTGAGCCACCGTCTGCTAAAATTTGATCCCAAACTTCTTTAGTGTTTTTACCAATTTTACGTAATACTCTTTCTAATTCAGGGTTTTTACGGATAAAGGTACCTTTTGCTGTTTGTTCTGTGAACACATTAGCAGCCCAAGGTTCGATACCACTACTAACATTACCACTCAATTTAGAATTTGATACTGTAGGTGCCACAGCTCTTAAGTGCGTATTTCTCATACCAAAATCTTTACACCATAATGGTTCACCATATTCTTTAGCCATATCTCTACTCGCTCTTTCAGATTCAATCTTAATTTGAGAGAAGATTTTACGAGTTTCAAATTGAGCAGGTAAACCTTCGAATGGTATTCCTTTTTGTTGTAAGTATGTATGCCAACCTAAAACACCTAAACCTAATGCACGACCTCTCTCTGCAGAACGTACCGCATTTTCAAATCCTCTCATATTTTTAGCTCTTTGAATGAACTCCTCTAATACACCATCTAAAAACATTGTTGATGTGTACACTAAATCGGTATCTTTCCATTCATCGTATTTTGCTAAATTTAAAGAACTTAAACAACAAACAAATGAATGTTGCTCATCTGTATGTAAAACAATTTCTGAACAGATATTAGTCATATGAACTTTCAAGCCATTCTTTTTGTACATATCAGGATTATGTTTGTTAACATTTCCTTTGTACATAATATAAGGTTCACCTGTTGCTTTTCTTTTTTGTAATAACTTACTCCATTTTCTTCTCGCTTCAGAATCGCCTTCCTCTAATTTTTTCATAAATTTATCACTAACTACAACACATTGATGTAAGTTTAATGATTGACGATTCACATCGCCTTTTGGTTCTCTGATTTCCAAGAAATCTTCAAAATCTTTGTGCTCAATTTTGATATTAACTGAAGCAGCACCTCTACGAACTGATCCCTGATTTGTTGCAAGAATAGTTGAATCATAAATTTTAATAAATGGCACTACACCATCAGATGTTCCATTACCGGTTATTTTTGAACCTGCAGGTCTGATCATATTGATACCAACTCCAACTCCACCTCCGTGTTTAGCCAATAACATTAATTCCAAATTCTTGTTTCCGATTTCAAAGATACTATCTCCTACATCGATACCAAAACAACTAATTGGTAAGCCTCTATCAGTTCCTGTATTTGATAATACAGGGGTTGCCAAACATAACCATCCCTTCCAAATATAATCGAAGAATTTAGTTGCTAATGCAGGTTTACCTAATCTTTTAGCAACCGCTGTTGCCACTCTCCAATACGCATCTTTAGGTTTTTCACCATCTTGTAAATAACCTTTTGAAATGGTTTTAACATATATTTCAGTGTTAGCCCATTCAGGGTAGTCGACACCTATTTCCCAACCGAGTTCTTCTCCGTAGTATTTCATAATTTATATAAAGTTTTTTTTTAAAAAATATCGTCCCAATTTTCTCCTTCACCTGCCTTACTGTAATCAGTAGGTCTCATAGCAAAGAAATCAGTCCATGTAACCCCTCCCGTTAGATTATAAAACCAATCTAACTCGGATGCTTTCTTTTCATTAAAATCAAAGTAGTAATCACTACCTTTAATTTGATTATATCCTAACTCTCCCAACTTTTCATTAATTCTTTTTGTGATGAATTCTTTTAAATCATTCTTTTTAAGATTTTCTAAATCACCCATTTCAAACATTTTATCGATATAATCAAATTCTAATTGTTGAATTAATTTTGCTGCTTCTAAAATATCATTTTTTGCATCATTCAATAAATCAGGAAATTCTTGGCACATATGTCTGAATAATTGACATCCCATTTTGGAATGTAAAGATTCATCGCGTACACTCCATTTCATTTGTTGTCCAACACCTTTCAATAAATTTCTCATTTGAAAAGAATATAAAACCGCAAATGATGAGTATAATGATACACCTTCAGCAAATGCTGAAAATATTGCCAAGCTTTTACCAACTTCTTTTCTTGCTTGTGATTTAGTATCTAAATCTTTTGGAGTCCAGTCTGCACTTGTTTCAGTTAACAATTCAAATCTTGCTTTAGTTGCAGGTTCGTGTAAAAATCCAGCAAAATCATCTAAACCTAATGTTTCATTAAGATATGAATATGCTATTGAATGTATAGTTTCTTGTGAACCAAACGCCATAGCCATTTGTCTTATTTCGTGTTTTGGGAACCATTTAGTAACCATACCTGTCCAATAATCTGATACGGCGCATTCTGTTTGTGCAAAACCTAATAAGATATTTCCGACTAAATGTTTTTCTGATTCGTTCAAATTTTCATTCCAATCTTTAACATCTCCCTGCATTGGAATTTCAGTGTGTAACCAAAATGCTTGCATTTGTTTTAACCAACCTTCATTGTAATAATCGGGATATTCAAACGGTTTAAAAGGTATTCTTTCTGTAAATAATTTACTCATTTTTTTTGTTTTAATTTTAGTTTGCTCCTTCTCTTACTCTTCTTGTTCTTTGTAAAGCCTCAGCTGCTCTTGCTACATTATTTTGTGTTCTTTGTTCTTCGTGCCCTAATAGTGTACTTTGTGAATTGGTATCAATTGATAAAAATTCGTTATTAAACTTACAATTTGCCCAAACAATACCATCTCTACCTATTCTTGATTTAATCAAAGTTAAAGTTGCTAAGTTATGTTCTTTTTGTTCTAAAGTTTTGGCAATAGATAATATTACGTGTGCAATTTGTGCTTTTTTAATTGAACCACCCATTTGGTCACCTGTTACAATTTCAGAAGAAATTGAACCACGATTACCTTGTGTTGCTGTCCACAAAGCTATATCAAATTCGCCAGTCATAACCTCTAAAGATCGCATAATTGAACCTTCACCTTTCCATTCTTCATCGAACCCATTTTTTTCAGGTGCAATACAATCAACATAATCAATAAGCAATAAATCAATTTTATAACCTTCGTTAGTCAGTTTTCTTAACTTATTTTTGATTTCAGACACTGTTACATCACCGCTTGGTAATTTAATCAATTTTAAGAAACCTTTATTATCCTTTTGCATTTCGTTCACCTTAGCAATAACTTCCTCTTTGTGTTCAG